CCACCTTCTTTTGTGAGGTTGCCATGAACTACCTGTACATACATCAGACCAATCATCGAGTGCCTGACAAACAGCTGAATGACGTTCTCGTTTCGGCCGCGGCACAGGTCTGGAATATGCTTTCGACTCCGACGATCGTGTATCGTTTGTGGGACCGAGGCCGGCTGATCGAGCGGTGGTGCGCGCTTACCAGCCATACGATCCTTTACTCAAAAGAGATTCATTAGTCTAAAAAGTCAAAAAAGTCTTAGAAGTAAGTCGGAAGATCGGTAATATAGGGGTGGTACAGGAGGGATAGATGAAACAGAAGAAGGGCGCCAAGAAAGGCGTCAAGAGCAATCTCTATTACACCCCCGCAACATGGTCTCGCAGGCTTCGTCAGAAGCTCGAGCGTGGTGATCCACCCGGTGAGTGTTTGCGGTACAGTCATCAGAAGGATGAGTATCCCGAGGAGGTCCAGAAGTTCATAGGGGTAGCGTCGAAGGTTGAAGAGGCAACGAAGCTACTGTCGACTCTGATAGTGGGGTCTATGGCTCCTCTCTCGAACTCAGTCGGAGAGGTCATCTCATCTTCAAAGGAATTGTCACGGCTGATCGAGTTGATACGAGAACTCCAACCAGACATTGACATCCAGATCCGTGATCACCTTCTCAAGATCATTCCAAAGGATGCACCGTGAATCAACCGGGCATGTATCACTTCATCGACAGTGATGGTGACGAGCACTCGCTTGAAGCTCTCAACTGGGACGATGCCGAGATCACTCTCCTTAAAGCTCTCCCTCCCGGTATCACTCTAACTAAGTCCATCTTCAAACCATCTCCGAACACAGCACCAAAACCGAAACTCGAGGACGTGAGGAACACCAGGCCAGGCCCGGCCGGAACTCGGATTGCCGGCCGGCGGAAGGCTCATGGTCGAAACGATCAGTGTCCTTGCGGGTCCGGTAAGAAGGTGAAGCGTTGCTGTGCGTCTCGGAGTAAGCAGTGATCCGGAAGCCTAGAGAAGCCACCGACCTGATGATGTGGGTAGGTTCCAGTTACTACCCCAGGATTGAGGACTTCGTCGAAGAGGCCGAGCGGGTGGGTGTCTCAAAGCGGATCGCGTATCCCCCCGTGAATATCAAGCTGGGTCGTTCGTTTCTCTTCCTCACTCATGACGATAGCCGACGATCTGACTGCAAGGTGTGTCGGGGAACAGGCACCAAGGACGGCCATCTTCGCGTCTGTTTGTATGTCAAAGGTGGTGCGAGTAAGACGCTTCGGGATCCGAGCAATAACGAGCTCGTGGTGAAGAGCAAGCGTGCGTTCCAGCAACTGAACAAGAAAACAGCAAAGCAAACTCGTCGAAAGAAGACCTGGCGCCGAATTCGTGGACAACCGAAATGCGTAACATGCTCCGGCCTCGGTCGAGTAGCTGAAGGTGTCATATTCGGGTTTTGTCGAATAGATCGAGTGGAGCTTCTGTTCGATCGATCATCGGCTGCGCGTGAGTATCAGGAGAGACAACCCCCCAAGCGGCGACGGGCAGTCGAAATCACCGCGGTTGTGAGCATGGGCCTGCAGGAGGTTGCGCGCGGATGCGGCTACCGACAGATCGGCGCTCACTACCTGATCGCGGACAAACTGGACGTCGTACAAGAAGTAGAGACGATCTCGGATCAGCTGGGTATGAATTGGACACTACGAGGGTCGATCGTTGTATTCGACAAACCTGTGCCATATACTGGTCAGCGGTTTCGCGGCACGAAGGCTGTGAATCGAACTGACATCTTCGGCGAACTGCGGAAGCGAGTCAGTCGTGGGCGACCTAAGCAAAGAGCTACAAAACGAAATCGAAAAGCTCGAGCCTGATGAAGCGCACGCGCTTGGTCAGATCATGCGCGCGCTTAAAGATGGCGATCGTAGCAAACTTCGTACGTTCCTTGAGCCTGACTACCTAGAGCAACCTGTATCCATCGAACGATTCTTAGATGATGAGCGATACCTCGGACGGCCGCTGTGGGACTTCGAGAAGCATAGGTCGAAGATCTACCCGTACTGGCGCGAGAAGCTGAAGATGGTGTTCGAGTCTGAGTCGATTCACGAGATCATTGCGACAGGTCCTATCGGATCCGGGAAGTCGTTGTTCCTGGACGTTGCTTTGGCCTACATAGTTCATTCGGACATTCTGTGTCTGAAAGATCCGTTCGCGTACTACAACCTAGTTCGCGCGCAGCCCATCTCTATCCTCTTCTTTTCGCTGTCAAAGGACCTATCGAGTGTTGGTCTGTTTCGAGGCTTCTGTGAGCTCCTGTTGGCCTCACCATGGTTCACTGAGCGAGGTACGATCTCAGGACATCGCTACAAGGTTCTTAACTTTCCGCAGCACAATGTCGAGTGGTCGCTCGGCGCCCCGAAAATGGCTGGTCAAGGCATCACGGGTCGCAACATCCTCGGCGGCGCGCTCGACGAGATCTCGGAAGTGGTGGACCCGAAGGAGAGAGAGCGTGATTTAGTTGCCGTAGGCGACTCTGAATTCAAACACATGCGCGCGCTCAACGTCTATCAGGCAGTGAAGCGCCGAATCGAGTCCCGGTTCATGCAAGGTGGCTATAATCCGGGCAAACTGTTCCTTGCCAGCTCCAAACAAGACGAAGCTGCCTTCCTCGAACAGTATGTGAACCGAGTGAAGGACCAACCGGGTGTTCTGATCTTCGATGATCCGCTTTGGGAGATCAAACCGAAGGATAACTACTGTGGTAAGACGTTCGTAGTAGCAATCGGCGACCGATTTCGCGAGTCTAAGGTGCTCGAACCTGATGAGGACGAGGAGGTCTACGAATCGAAGAATTTCGACCTCATTGACGTTCCGGTGGAGCACAAACCAGCCTTCGACTTCGATGTTGACGGCGCAATCCGAGATATCGCCGGCATATCGTCGACCAGGACGCGTCGATCGAAGCTGATCCCGCGTTCTGAGTATTTGGTGCGTGGTGTGGATGATACTTTGGAACATCCCTTCTCAAAGGACACGATCGAGCTCAGTGAAGACGATGAAATAGGCATCGAGGACTTCTTCAACTTGAAGGCTCTCGATAGAATGCTGACTCTTCACGAACGGTGTCTTCATATTGACCTCGCGAAGAATGGGGACGCGGCTGGGATCGCAATGTGCCATTCCCCGTCCAAAAAGGTGATAGATCGAGTCGAAAAGGACGGCACTACCACTCGTATGTCTGATGACATTGTGAAATTCGATTTCATGCTTCAAGTGGTCAACATGGCTGGTTCGGAGATCCCATTCTGGAAGATCCGCCGGTTCGTTCTGTGGTTGATCAACAAGGGCGTGAAATTGGTGATGGTGACAACGGACGGTTGGCAGTCGGTCGACACGATCCAGTTGTTGCATCGAGCCGGAGTCGAGGCCGAGGTCCTGTCTCTTGACAAGACACACGATCAGTACGTCGCGTTCCGAAACATGTTCTATGAAGAACGTGTGCAACATTCGGGTCATCCTATATTCATGAAGGAGGCAGAAGAGCTCGAGCACAACAGGATCAAGAAGAAAGTTGATCACCCGTACAGCGGGTGTTTTACTGCCGATGTTCGTATACCGTTGTTGGATGGAACGTGTCCTACCATCGAGGAGCTAGTGGGAAAAGAAGTATGGGTCTACAGCTCCAGGGAGGACGGTGTCACTGTTCCAGGTGTAGCTAGAGGCCGTCTGACCAAAAGGGTAACCGAGTTAGTCGATGTAGTTCTAGACACTGGGGCAGTTGTCCGTTGCACACCTGAACATCTCTGGATGCTCAGGGATGGAACCTACAAAGAAGCCCAGCATCTTAGACCTGGTATAGATCGGCTAAGGCATCTGAAGAGAACATGGCCGGTCAATGGTGGTTATGAAAATCTATCTGATATGTCTGGTACGAAGACCCTGACTCACCACATGGTGGAGTCATACATGAACGGTCCTATTCAGAGGGGTTGGTTGGTTCATCACGGGAACGAAAACAAAACTGACAATCGACCTGGTAACTTGTCTCGATCAAAATCTGAATCACACGCTCGTGATCATGCCACCAAGAGACATTCAGAGGATTCGGAATACAGTCGTAAAGTAGCTGCTGGTCTACAGCGATTCAATCTAAGTGAGGAGGGCCGTCGAAAGCACTCGGAGGCCATGAAGAGAATGTGTGCTTCCCGAACCAAAGAGACTCTTCGAGCTGCGGCTGAGAAACGGTCGGGCTTCAGAAGTGATATTGGTATCGATTCTCTTCATCTAGCCGCGGGTGACTACGCGGTAGTCAACTCGAATATGGCGTCCAAGTTCCTTGGTTGTGGTCGCAACGTTGTGATGCGGGTTCTTAAGGATAACGGTTTCAAGTCATGGGAGGAGTTCGCAGCGAGTCGAGGTGAAAATCATCGAGTGAGGTATGTGATTTCGGTTGTGTTAAAAGAGCCTGTTCCTGTCTATGACTTAGAGGTGGATCAGTGGCACAACTTCGCCTTGAGTGCTGGTATATTCGTTCACAACTCGAAGGACGTCGCTGATGCTGCATGCGGTTGTGCGTGGAAGTGTGCGGCAGGTAGGGAATCGGATCCGGAAACCGAGAAGCAATTGGAGACCATGAAGAACATGACAAAGGAACTCCAGGGCGGTTTCGGGAATGACATGAAATGGTGGATGCAAGACGTATGACACTCGACCAACTGGTGACTGGTGCGGCTGCGGCTCGTAGGGGATCATGCCCGAACTGTGAGCTAGACCGCAAATCATTTGTTCCTTCTACGCTCGTCCCGAACTGCGACATAGCAATCGTCGGAGAGGCGCCGGGGTACACCGATGTTAGGGAACGCAAAGGCTTCGTCGGCATTGCAGGACAACGTTTACGAAAGACACTTCAAGACGTCGGCATTTCTCCGGATTCGTGCTCCTACCTCAACGTAGTGAAATGTCTCCCCAACGGTACGCCGGACAACAAGACTGTCGATCGGTGTGCGAAACGCTATCTCAATCGTGAGCTCCTAGCGATCAATCCGAAGCTGGTGGTGCTGATGGGGTCATCGGCTTTCGGTTTCCACTTCAGCAAGAAGGACTGGGGTAAGTGTCGGTCCAACTTCGTCAGTAGTGGCCGCTTCTCGTTCCTACCGACCTGGCACCCGAGCTATCTCAACAGGGTCCAGACTGAGGATCCTGCGACCTACAAAGATGTGAACCGCCAGTTCGTTCGAGATCTCGACAAGGCGCGTCGGTACTGTGAGGGTTCCCTCTACTCTGATCGCCACTATGATCTTGTCAAGACCGAGAAGGAGGCGCGTGACTGGGGCAAGTTCCTGCTCGAGCAACCGATGTTGTCGATCGACATTGAGAACTTCCCACTTCACTTCTGGGAAGCCAATCCGAAACTACTCACGATCGCATTCAGCTGGAAGGAGAAGCACGCGGTCTGCTTTCCGTTCGATCACAAGGACGTCGAGGACGAACACTTCAAGAGGGTGTGTCGTGAGGTCGTAGCTGAGGTCCTCGCATCGAAGTCCGCTAACGTATTTCACCATGCGAAGCACGACGTACCGTGGTTGGAGTGGGGCGGCTTCACTATCAACGGCAAGATAATCGACACGATGGCTGTAGCATATCTAGGTGACGAGAATCTGCGATCGTATGGACTCAAGCAGTTGTCGGCCTGGTACCTGGATGGCTACCTCGACATGGTGGACCCGACTCATTACATCCCGATCGAGCGGATAGCGAGGTACAACTGTGAGGATGCTGACAACACACTCCGGTTGTTCCCTATCCTGCGCAAGAAGATGTCTCCAGGCCTCTGGTGGGTTCACGACAATCTAGCAATTCCCGGCTCACTTGAACTTCTCGAGGCCGAACGTGTCGGTGTGCGTATCAACTTGAAGTATCTACGTGAGCTTCGTGACCAGCTGACTAAAGAGCTGAATGACAAGATCAAAGACGCGAACAAGGACATGCCGCGCGGCCGCACGATCGAGAAGAAAGAGGACCTGGCTTTCGAGCTCTTCGAGAGACGCAAGTTGCCGATACTCGAGACCACTGAAAAGACAGGTGTACCTAAGATCGACAGTCGCGTACTGAAGTTGCTCGATGAGGACTACGGATGCAAGCTGGCTAGCAAGGTGCGTGATGTTCGGAAGCTAGCGAAGCTGGTCAACACCTACCTAAAACCATTCCCCGGATATTGCGATCACAACGATCGTATCCACTGTACGTTCCTCATGATGTCGACTCGGACAGGACGCATGTCGGCCGAGAAGCCGGGCATGCATCAGATTCCGAGAGATGAGCGAATCAGGAAGATCGTTCAATGCACTCCTGGTTGGTCATTCCTATACGGTGACCTTGCGACGGCCGAGATGCGGGTAGCGGGATCTCTATCAGAGGATCCTGTGCTGATCGATCTCTTCAAGCGTGGCATCGACGTTCACCTATTCATGGGCGCGAAGATGCTTGGCATCGAACCCGAAGAGATGAAGATCAAGGAGATAGCTGAGCACAAAGAGGGTCGACAGAATGCGAAGCCCGTTAACTTCGGTCTTCTCTTCGGTCAAGGTCCTCCGGGTCTCATGGACTACGCGCGCAGCAAGTACAACGTTCGTTTCACACTCAGGCAGTGTGAGGATCTGCGTGAACTCTACTTTGACATGTATAAAGGACTACCCCCGTGGTATCAGAAAGTTCTTAAGGAGCTCTACGATCAGCTGTTTGTGGAAACCGAGTTTGGGCGCCGGCGTCGGATCCCGAATCTGTACAAGATGGACGAAGCTGGTCGGTCGCACGCGGAGCGTCAGTGCATCAACATGAAGGTGCAGTCGCTCACCTCAGACCTCATGCTCATGCTCGTGATTGCAACACAGATGTTTCTACGTGAGAATGACTTCCAGATGCGTCTGACCTTGTCGGTCCACGACTCGCTTCTCTGCGACGGGCCCGAAGAAGAGATTCCGGCCGTAGCTCGATTCGTCCACAACTACGTCGAATCCTGGTCCTTCCCGTGGCTGAAGGTTCCCATGCGAATCGACCTAGAAAAAGGCAACGCATGGGGCGCTACAAAGGGTCTAGAGCCGAATGTGGATTTCTAGTCAGATTCCTTTCAAAAGAAGAGCCTCGAATCGGTAACATAGAGATGGAATGGCTGTATGAAAGCCAAATGAGGAGGTTGTGATGGTACAGACGAGGAGAGGGAAGACGAAAGCGAGGTTTGTCTATGAAGGTATCGAGTACGACGTAGACGTGGACAGTGAGCTCGATGTGGTTCGCGAGAACCTGTTCAACGAGTTCAAGGAGCAACCTGGCAAGTACGCATTCTACGCGGCGGCCTACGCGGCGGCTCAAATGGCAGTCGAGCGTGCCAGCATGAACGTAGCGATCGCGGAAAGCCAAGCATCCGCCCGTCTCAGGGCAACGCCTGTCGGGACCGATTCCAAGGGGAAGCCCAAGGACCCGAGTGAGGCCTTCATCAAGTCTGAGCTTCCCCGGCAAAAGGAGGTGACCGACGCCGTTGACAAGTTGGTAGACGCAAGAGGACAAGAAGCCGTGCTTCGTGCGCTCAAGGAGGCGTTCCAGCATCGGCGCGACATGTTGATCCAGATCGGGTACGACACGCGCGTCGAGCTACGCACCTGAGACCGAAACTTGTGTAACTCCGAGACAGTGAAACTACGAAACCGTGGAACAGTGAAAGGACGTGACTCATGCCGTTGAATCAAGCAGCAATGAAGGACAGGGAGGAACGGGAGGAGTCGAAGAAGGGCTCCGGTATGGGATTCGAAGATGGTGACAACCACATTCGGGTCCTGCCACCGAACAAGGACTGGTTCGAGAAGGACATCGACCGGATCGACTACTTGCAGTGGGTCCACTACAACGCCGGCCCAGAAGGTTCGCCGCCGCAGCTCTGCTTGCGCGACGATGCGATCCGGCAGCGTTGTCCCCTCTGCACCCTCGCCAAGAAGGTCAAGGATCGCATGGAGGGAAACAAGAACATCGAGAAGGTCTACAAGTCGATCGTCGCGAAGCCTCAGTACTGGTTCAACCTCTTCGACGTCGACCATCCTGACAAAGGCATTCAGCAGCGCCGCCTCGGCCCGAAGGTTCGTGAGCCGATTCACCAGGTCGCTGGCGATCGCAGCTACGGCGACATTCTCAATCCGGCGACGGGCCGCACGTTCATCATCAACATGGTGGCTGCGGCGAAGCATCAGAGCGGCTACAACCAGTACACGGTCAACGCCGAAGGCTCTCCAAGCTCGATCAAAGATCTGTTGCCGCCCAAGTGGGGCGCCGAGCTCGAGAAGCTGAAGGACGAGCTTCTCAAGCCGATCACGATCGATGAGATGCAGGCGATCGCCAAGGAGATCGAAGCGA